CATTTGTGCCTCCTCCTGTCATTACTCGATTAATGTAGCTCCATGTGAATGTATAATGTATCTATTCACAATGATAGCTATAGCAGTAGTGGGTATGATATGTAACTCTGCCACCATTTGCCCCAAGTTTTTGTAGTAATCCGTGTTTGTGTCCGAATCACACTTAACCACGAATTCAGTTATGCCTCGATTTGCAACTATATCTGCAAGAAACGGATTAACAATACTTTCATACATCCTCCAAGTTCTCTCATCATGAGGATCCCATTGAAGGTACCTAACACCCGTAGCAATACACTTCTCTGCATACATAAGCATTCGTATTATATGAATATTCTGAAGCAGGGATGGTTTTCTCTGTAGGTTCTTATTTCCATCCACCAAAATACCATCAACAGTTGCTCTAATAGGATTGATATTATTCTGGGACCCATAAGTGGCTGCAACATCACCTCTCGACATCTTAAATCTAACATCTAAAGTATCATACAGAATACCTCTGTTAGGACCAGCAGCAGCCCACCACGGAAAAGCATGAGAATCATTAAAAGAAAACACTCCTAAGACTCTCACTGAGGGAGGTGCCCAAAGCTTCTCTTCATTAGTATTATCATAAATTTGAATCCAAGGACCATAAATTGCTGCTCGATTGGCACTAGGTATTACTGTTGTGTAAACCCCCGTTCCCCTTACATATGTTATCATGGCAGCAGCAGTTGTCAAATCAGGTGTGTCTAATACAGCAAGACAATCAGATCTTGCAACGGTAGTTGCTATCATATAGACAGCTACAATAGGATCATGATTCCAACCAGGAGCAGACAATAAATTAATATCCACAACATCTGCTTCAGCTAATAAATCAATACCCCCATTAATATCCGCAGCATCTAAAGCAGCAGTACCATCATCCCCACTTGCTAATGTCCACGTGGCAGTAGCATCAGGAATATCTTCTACTGCCAAATCAAATTCAATGTATAATGAAGTGTCACTCGTAATTATTTTCTCTACATACCTATCATCTGTAGCATCGTCAAAATTTACATCAACCCACTCTTCAATAGGATTAGCTGTAAGAACATTGTCCCCGGATGCAAACACTTTAACAATATAAATTGTCTCTGTTGCACTTCCGTCTTCATTGGGAACCGTATCTGTCTCCATGGTTACTTGTATACCGTCTGCCCAGTCCCCTTCTGAAATAGCTTGAACAGATCCCATAGCTATAGGAACAGTGTCCCCTGAAGAAACACTAGCACTTGCTTTCACCTCAGATCCATCACCTACCCGAACTACCTGAGCTTGTGTCCCCCACCTCAAAAAATAATCTAAAGCATGGTACGCAAATCCATCAACACCTCGGATGGGATCCCCTAAAACTTGCTTAGCCATAGCCCTACTTGTGATTAAAGTCCTCTCCCCCACAAGTCCCTTCTGAAAAGGCCCCACTAATCCTAAAATTGAAGAAGTCAATCTAGGTATGTATAAACTAAGATCTATTTCCTCAGAGTATACACCTGGTGCAATATAAATTGCCATTTCAAACCTCCTATCATCCAGACTACTCTACACTATTCAATTTATCAACGTATTCTAATAGTCCTACTTTAATTAAATGTAATAAACATAAAAGTGTTATGTTCATAAACCCCACCTTAACCAAAAACTTACCACAGACTCACTATGATACTCGGATCAGATAATAACAATTGATACACTGTTTGACTCACTTTTATCTGACCTGTGGATGTCTTTCCTGCTAACTTTCGGTAAGTATATCTACCCTCTTCAGTTACCTCTATCACAATTCTAACTGTATAGGTCATCTTATTTAGAACATCAACTTTTTTCAACGCCATAGTACCCCTCCTTAGATATCAAAATCGTGTTCAATATCTCGAATAAAAAGTGTTAAAGAAATTTTCTGTCTTCCTGGGTCTCTTGACTTATCTCCAAAAGAAAGTCCCCCAAGCCAGACTCCCTTCAATTGAGCCTTGTACGTAATATTACCATCATCGTCTTTTCCTATTACCCACCCATTTCTCACGTAATCTAAATGGTCTGTTAAACAATTTTCATACCATTCTATTAAAAACTGAACAATTTCATCACTATAAAAATTAGTTAACTCAACTGACATATCCTCAATCGTTGGAGGGCCAGGAAAAGATATTGCTGGGTGTCCTGGTCCCCACACTACTTGAAACTCACTTGTGCCCAAATTAGGTAAAGGAAAGGAGTCAGTAGCAAGAACTAACTTTTCCAAGGCCTCGTAGTCTCCTAAATCTAATTCTATCTCAAAACTACTAGATAATTGAAATCCTGGAACATCCATACTATACTATCCTCCCTCTCCTAAGCATCCTCAGGAGTTACAAAACTACTAAATAAATGACCTGGATAATTATCAAGATCCTCTAAATCATCGTCAGTGTCATGTGCGTACATATTCGTCAAAATAGATTTAACAAGTTTCCCGGTGGTAGAATCAACCAAAATAGGAACGAAAAACTTTACCATCCAATCAATCTTGTATAAAGTTCCTACCTCCTTCATACCCTGTAGCTCAAAACTTCCCAGATTTTCATGTACCAATCTTGACTTGATAGACTGATCTTCATATGTGTAGGAAACATTTTTTATCTTATACAAATGATAATAGTATAAAAGTTCACAAGTTTCTATTGTAGCTCCATTGTTTGCCCATAGATTAAATGTAAAGTCACATAGTCCAAATCCAAATTGCTTCACAGAATGAGATATATTTTCCTGATCTTTAGTTCTTACAATCCTTGATCTAAAATCATCCTCAGAGTCTACTGTTAAAGGACCTCGACTGCACTGAAGACAACACCAATTATCAGTAAAATTATTTGCTTCTTTCTGCCTTGTCAGAAAGTTCCTAAGTCTTTCTTCATCAGGCGCTGTGGTGAGATACTGAACACCATCAAGCTTCTTAGGGCTTGTTATCGACGAAAGAAGATAATCAGCATAAGCCGCTTCAATAAGAATTTTATAAGCTTCATAAGACTCTGAAATCATTTTCTGACCTAGTTAAAAGGTATAAGGTTAAATACATTCATCATATTTATATGCTGTCCTGACAATTCTTTATCATACATAACTCTAAAACTTACCTTAACATCGTCATTGTCAACAACAATCTTTGCGTTTTCTTTTGGGGAATAACCATAGTCCTCATTGACAGGAGTATACAAAAAGACCTCATCAGAAGACCACTCATCTTGTGTGCCGAATGTGAGTAAATTAGGACCTGCAATTAATAACTTACCTTCGAAGTCAGGAGAATCATTATATTCAAAACTTTGGTCTTCCTCATCATACATAGATGTTTCATCTTGGGGTTCATAGACTGCACAAACTACCCCAAACATCTTGAGCCAAGCTGCAAACATCTTGTCATTAGTAAGTTTTGCTGCAGTTTCAAAGTTTTTCATATTTACTTGCCCTTACGCCTTAGACCCTACTGTACCCTTGCCTGTTAAAGGAACATTACACTCTGGACACATTAAATCATTACAAGGTACTCCTCTCTCATGAGTCTCTTCATGTCCACATTTCGGACAAACACAAACATCTGTACCACCTGTGCCTTCTTTACCGGTCCCTTGTCCCTGTGCCTCATTCAATAATTCGATAACTTTACTTGCTTTGCTCATTTTAAATTCCTCCTCACACTGCCGCTGACTTCATTAACTTCGATAGTTCCTTAATCTCTTTCTGAAATGCATCTACTTCTTTTTTAGGCATTTGCCCTGCTAAAGTTTGTAACTTATCCTTAAGAGATCCGAGCATACTTTTCATTTCATCATGCTCAGATTTCGTAACTTTCTCTAGTATTAACAAAACTTTACTTGCTTTGCTCATTGTTGTCTCCTTAGACATTAATTACATACCCTCTTTTCTGTAACTCTAACGCTCCCATGTAAATATGCTTGCACACACCCGGAATTTTTAACGGATTTACAGATTTTCTCGTCTTTGTTTTTCGAGTATACGAAATAGGTTTTCTTCCCGCAGCTAAGCACCCTTCTTTTTTTAAGTACCAACTCCAACGGAACCGAAAGTCCATACATGTACACCAGACTGCTACCGGGTGCTTAGTAATCTTTATCTGTTCCATATATTTCGTTTCAGTTGGCTTTCCCCTCCCTTTTACTTGTATAGCAATAGGACACTCAACAGTCTTTTCATCCGAGAAACCAACCTTATAAAAAATCATTGCCTGCTCGTATTTTTTATTATCTGCACCTGTAGATGCTAAATCAAATCTAACCCAGTTGACTCCAGCATAAGGTTCAACTTTCCTCACTTTTACATCCCTATCCTGTTTATGCGCCCTCCCAAATAACTTAACTGAGTTGTCAAGAAGCTGTCTCAAAGTCAGTTTCGCCTTCGTCTTTGAAGGTCTCTGCTCTTCTAAAGCCATAATAATCTCCTTTGCAGTTATCATAAGTTTCCCTTACTTAATATCTGTAATTACAGAACCCTTTATCTTAAACTTGAACCCCTGATTTTTCAATTCCTTTGCTATATCTTTAGCAATATCTGGAGCGATTGCAGTTAGAGATTTATCCCCATCCCACTCAAAATCATTCTCAGTAGGATGATCATCTGAACTAGTAAACTTACCTTTTAGGTATTCCTTAGGTGTTGACATACGTACTTCCGTAAATAACCTTAAGATTTCATTTGCTCTCGACATTGCAAACCTCCTTTGTAGTTATCATCAGTTTTACAACCTCTAACTTTTCAATGTATTATCAAGATATCACTGTTTTCTTTAAAAGGGATAGTAACAAGAGCATATCACGTTTATATTCTTTGTTAAACATAGGCCATTTCAATAAAGTCCCAATAGCTTCCTTACGCTCTTTCTTTTCTTGATCGGACATCTGATCAATTTCCTTTTCCCAATCTTTTATAGAAGCCTCTTTAAGCGCTTTTGAACTACTGACTCGGTTTAAAATACCTTGAGCGCGTGTCATTATAGGCCACCTCACTTCAATTTTTTTGCCATAGCTTGCATTGTATCTACAGCATCTTTTTTGTCATCTGTATAGTAGCTCTTATCATCATTATATTTACTTCCGTCAAACCAACGAACTACCCATTCCCCTGTACTTGCTTTCTTTTTGACAACTAAACGAACATTCCCTTTAACAATTTCATCTTTCTTTTCAAACATGTCTAGCATATCACTTGCTTTGCTCATCACAGACCCCTTTACATTTTCTTTATCTCGGCTATCGCCGAATCTTTCATAAGGTCCAGAATATCATCCGGTATAGTTGTATTGTTTTTCCGGATGCTTACATATGCCTTCTTGACCTCTTTAATCATTTCTTGTTTAGAAATCTCCTTGCTCCCAGAAGCTGCCTTTTCAAGAATCTCACTTGCTTTGCTCATCACAGATCTCCTATTCCTTCCCACCATTTGTCTTGTTCCTGTAACTTCTCCATAGTGTTTGTCCATAATTCATTCCCTTCTGAAACTAACTGGTCTCCATCCATTGTTATTGGTAAATCATTCAATGTAAATGCTCTCCTGCTCCTACCAAGGGCAGTCATAAACTTAGCCACAAGTAAGTCTACAAAATACCTGTCTTCAACAATACCTAAAGTTGAAAAATTAACTTCCGTTACCACCCCTGCACTATCTTCCTCTTCTGCATAGATATGGTTGTATTGTTCTGTAACATCCATTGTGCCATCTTCGGTTACATATAAAATAGGCTTTTCATATCTCCAGGTGAAAGGTCTAGGCACCTCCAGTATGCTATATTCATCAATTTTCTGTTTCGTCCTTTGTGATGAATAGTAATGTAAAGCAGCTACACTGGAAGTGACTACAGGAACCACACTAGAAATCCAATCTGGGATACCATAAGTCAAAGAAGCACTATAAGTATAGACACCTCCAGTGACTACTATATTCTGCTTATTAGTAAAAAATCTATACTTATTGTAAACAGAAAGTACCCTCTTAATGAGTAACCAAAATCTAGGAAGGTCTAGATTAATAGTATCCAGATCTCCCATAATAAACTCCCCTGACTCAAGAAGAGTGACTTCAACTAACTCTGTTAAAGTAGTAGTCATAATTTAGCCTTTTTTCATCTGGGTGAAACTTAATGTTTCGATCAAAGTGGGTATTTCATTTTCTTTACTCATTTTGTTTCTCCTCAATAAAGCCAAATCGTTTGTACAATCTATTCAAAAGTAGTTGACGGTTTCCCCCTATTAAAAGATTCTCCCCTGAACAGACCTCTTTAAGTTGAGCGGGTGTCATTTCCAGTAACTTCTCTTTCGTATACTTTGATGAAGCTACTGTAATAATATGTTCTGCTTCCTCTTTTTTCTCTTCTTTCCCTTGAACAATTTCTTCAATAGGTACAGGAGAGTTTACTACTCTTCTACGAAAGGTTTCATCAGTTACTTTCAATCCAAACTCCTTAATGTACACTGAAATTCTGTTGACTTGGTCTGATGTAATTGGAACTGAGGCTCCTGGCATTAATGAAATAATTGGAGCTGCTTTCTTAATAGTAACTTTACCCTTTGTGGGGTTAGTGAGTTTCATAACTACCTCCTATTCAAGTGTTGTGATTATTGTTATGTTCCATGGATTTATTCTATCTTCACTATTGTTCTCTCAAAATCCCTTTAGTTGAAGACTATCTACCATTTTCTTAGCCTTATCAAGAACACGTATACCTTCTTTGAACCCCCGTTCGTTAAAGAGTACTTCTAATCTTTTCATTGAATCAAAAACCTTTTGTTTAGCTTCTTTCTCTTTGCTACTCTTCACCTGAGGGGCTTTCTCGTCTACTATTTTTATAATATTGCTTGCCCTGCTCATTTTGTCCCTCAATCTTTACCCAGATAAAATAATCAAGATGAGGTTAGAAACAAATGTTTCAAAGATTACCCTCTGTCCCTCATCTTGATGATTAAGGTTTACTTAAAAATCTAGAATATTTAGTTAAAAATTAAAAAGTCAACAGTCTAGGACCAGTTGGTAATTTCAATCCTAGTAATGAAATTAGGAACTAACGCTTCAATTGCCGCCCAAACTGCAGCCGCTTTTTGATTCAATAGCGGATTAGTTCCGGTAGGCAGGGCTGTAGTCACCACCAAAGGCATGTAAGGTGCATAACACATTGCTGCCTCAAAAGGACTTGACCCTTTGTACAAGCACAGCACATAATTAGCACTCAACACACTAGACGCCGGAATTCTAACTACAGTAATACCATCAAGAATCCCATAGATATGTGGGCCAAGAAGAGTACCATCAGAGATCTTCTCAAACCCAGGTAGTGTTCCGATGATAGAACAAGCATTACGCCCAGCAATCATGACGCTGATCGTACCACGGCCGGCATTACCCAGCATGTTCCCTTCTGCTTTCTGAATGGCATCCTTGAAGCTTTGCTTATGTTCAAAATAGGACACCCCAGTGGGACTAGCGTTACTCCACTGATAGTTACTAACATAGTTCTGACTGGCAATGTAAACCAGAGTGTTCATAAGCTCAGCATTAATAGCAGAGATAAGATCTGATGCCACTTCATCTTCTGCAATCATACCAAATCTACGCCTCAAAGCATACGAACTTTCAAGACCTATCGTATCCTTGAGTGCATAAACATGCGCGAAAACACTCTTAGTGTCCAAAGACATAATCATCTTCGGAATGTCATCCGCCCCTTCAAGATCCTGATGGTAAGAGCAATAGATAACTAACCCAATACCAGGATCCGGAGCACCATCAAGTTCAATTACGATGGCCCCAGTGGTGTAGTTAATAGTTCCCCACATCCGATAGCCATGAATTTCTCCACTCCCATTATCTGAACCTGTTCTAACATCAGAAACACCTACAGTCAACTTCACAGAAACTGTATTAGGCCGAATAGGCAGATAAGTTAGGGTCGAAGAATAAGTCAAGAGCGTTGCTCCAGTGGAATCAGCAACGGTTGTATCCACAGTTTCATCAGTGATATACCCACTTGCAAAATTTCTCGGTTGCACATCCGCTGCAGCCCGTGGGTCAGCAATGGCCTGACCAGAGGTAACATTTCCACGAGTTGTCTGTGCTATTAGTTGTTTGTAATAAATGGTCCCATTTTCTTCCTCACATTACGTTCAATAAGGTTCGTTACTCCTTACCCGCGACTTTACTCGCAGCTCATGCTTTCACATGAGATCAGACTATATCATCAACCTTTATAGGTTATCCTCCGCTTCCACCCACTTGGGTGTACTCTACTCACACGAAATTTCCACTCTCTTATCTCGTGCTTTCGATAGTCGTTGAACTTTCCTGTTGTATAAGTCTATTACTAACAAACTCAAACCCACAACCAATAAAGTCGGCTATCTCTCTAATTTGCATCTTAAATTCTGTATACATAATTTGTATCCACTCAATAGCTTGCTCATTGTCACAGAATCCATACTTTCTAGCAAAAGTATTCCTATGAGATACAACTCTTTTTTCATTTATAGATGGGTCTAACTGCCAAGGTAATCTTCCTTCCTTCGCAGCAATCTGAACAGGATGCCTACCCTGTCTTCCCAACTCCCTCATAGCTCGACTTTTATTCTTATTCGCCTTAGATGAACTTAACTGCTTCCCATTACGAGTGATATCACCTACGACTTCTGCACTACCTATCAATTTTTTATACAACAGGCTTAGCTGCTGATTGTCCATTGTTATATCTTTGGGATTATTACTTACTTCTTCAGGGATTACTATAGCAGACCATTCTAAACTCACTGAGCCTCTGCAAACTCGATATATTACACCCCTTTGAGCAAAAGCTTTAGCAGAATCTCGAAGTCCTCCCTCGCTAATCTGCCTCTCTTCACAGAACCTACCTAATTCGCCTCTAGAAACATAAAATATATCTTCTGAAGGGGAAACAACCAAAAAACTATACTTAGAATTAGGGTTAGCTCCACCAACCCTTCTACTACCATACATACTGTTATTAACTCCACTACGGTCCCCAAAGTTTAAATGAATTTTTCTTTCTTTAGAAAACTTACTACGTTTAATTTTAGACACAACTGAATGAGGTCTCGAAGCAGCAATTCTCCATTTCTCTTTAGTCTCCTCCGAAGGGTTCAATTGTCCTGTACCCCCATCATTATAGTTAATTAATGGTCCCAAGTTATTAGGATCATTAAATCTTCCTATAGATGTGATAACTTCTACTTCTAAATCATATGCTTGCTGCTCACCCAAATGATCAAAAACCTTTTTTATTATCGGATCTCCTCCTGACTTTACAATCTTACAAATCTTATTTGATTTAAAATCATTAGAAGAGGGATTCTTAACACAATTTAAATGTTCATACATCCGAGAATACTTACCCTTACCAACATAAAAAGGCTCAAAAGCAAACTCATATATTAGTGTAAACTTCTTACTGACATATAAATAACAACCGGGCTTTCTAGGATCCAGGTATATGTAAACATAGTAAATTTTTCTTTCATTCGTAAGTACCCAAAGTTTTAGAACTTTCCAGCAATTCAAAGGATTTTCACTGCAACGTTACCGCCACAGGCCACTGATTTCCAATGGGTTGCACCGAGGCACAAGCAGCAATCGGGGAGGCACCGAAGGCGACGCTGATTACATCAAAAGCCACATTCGGAATTTTCCCTAATTGAGCCAAGGTTCCATCATCTTCACAGATAGCCTTATAAATTTCAAAGGCCTCAAGTTGTTTCCCCAGTACATAATAATCGTATGGCTGTATGGGTCGCAACTTCGCTAAAGGACTCTTCTCCAGGATTTCCATCTGAGGTTTATATTTCTTCATATAACCTTCTGCATCCCGATCAACTCTCGCTCCTAGTTTTTGTTCATTTATGCTAATCATGATAACCTCCTACCCGTTTGTTGTTTACAGAAAGCCTGGAGTGCAGACTGAATTTCCACCAAAACTACTTAGACAAATTCTCCATCAATCTCTGACCTCTTCCAGAGAGAGACTTTGTTTCTTCCGGAGTTTCTTCTTTCTCTTCTGACTCATCAACAACCTTTGTATACCTCTCTGATACATCAAGACCATACTCAGTCCTAATACCATTAACAAGAGCCAAAGCTTCAGACTTGTTCATACGGACAAGTAGAGACTTAGCAATATCCTCAGACACCTTTAACACATCCATAACCTCTTTGGTGTCCTCTTTGAGTCTGGTTTCCTTAATGTTATCAACCATACCCTCTATCATGTCAAAGGCCTCAGAGATTTTTTCTACTGAACCGAGTCCTGCATATCCGTCCAAAAGATCCAAAGCTTCAGTAAGATCGTCAAAAGAACCAAGCTCTTGCATCTTCTCTACATAGACCTTAGTCTTTTCAAATGCTTCGGCAATATCTTCAACAGTGCCAACCTCTATATACTGGTCAATAGATTCCTTAAGTTCAGAAACAACTTTCGGAGAACCAAATACTGTGTACTTCTCCAAAAGATCCAGGGCCTCAGAGATTTGATCAACAGTACCAATCTCCTTCATCTTCTCACCTAACTGTTCGGCCCTGTCCAATACCTTACTGATTTCATCAGAAGAACCTAAACCCTCAAACCCCTCTAAAGCAGTTTTTGCTTGAGTCAATTCTTCCTTCAACGCAGTCAGGGTATCATTTGCTTCTTTGTACTTACCCGCCACTTCCGTAAACTCGGAAATAGAGCCCACTTTCTTAAATTCTGCAAGAGTAGACGAAATCTCTTCTACCCTCGCATTCGCTACAGCAAGCTGCCCTCTCAAATCCTCATTGTCCACAAGGGCCTTATCCAAAGAATCCTTGATTTGATTCTTATCCTTAGCCATATCCTCTACAACTCGTTTTAGATCACTATTCTCACCGGGCATATCTTTGTCCTCCTTAATTATTTTCTCAGACTCCTCAAGCTTATGTTTCCTTTCTTCTTCAAGAATCTGATTAATGTTTTTGCCAGACTCAGCAACAAGAGAAGGGGTTGCTCCTTTTACTCCTCCACGCCGAGTAACATCAAAGCCTTCGTACCTGAAAGTGTCAGGATCAACTATATCGGCTTCGTGTTTCTTACCCTTAAACTTACCAAACGCTCTAGATGAAACATCTAACGTAACACCACCATTAAGATATCCAAATAATTCCCTACCAACAGTGGTGTCAAGAATAGCCATCTCACCTTTACCTAAAAAAGATTCCTTCTTCGACTCATTCTCAGGAAACCATAGTTTAGTAATCCTATGAGAAACCTTTCCTTCTCTTAAAGCTTTATCATCTAACTCCTGATCATGTCCAATGGTACCAATAACCCTACCTTGTGTATGAGCCTCAGCGTTTTCATTTATCACCTTTTCCCATAATTGTCTACTGTACCAACGACCATTATCACTCTTACCCTCAACAACAAAGAAAGGGCCTCGAAAATATCCTAAGACTCCAACCCCATCAGACGTTACTGTTCCTTTTGCAGCTTCTACAATCTCCCATTCAGAACTCTCAGGTTCAAAAGGAACACTCTCCGTTAGGGGCACTAACCCTAACTCTTTTGCCTTTTCAATATTCATTTCTCTCCTCCTCCTAAATCATTGAGTACTGACTTAAACACGGTACTCAAAAAATATGAATCATCTAAATTCTTACCCTGAGAATAATTAGAGTAAAGGTTAGCAACCATTTTTAATGGTTTGGCTGAAACTTCTACTAATGACTTATGTATCTCTTTCACTTCTACTAATCTCAATAAAAGTTCCAACTCATTATCATCTAAAGGATAAACTACATCTTCATACAATTTGGTTTCAAGACTATGTAATATCTCCAGAGCATAATCAGAAAATATTTCAAACTCCACTTGCTCTACCAAAGGCATATAATAACCCTGTTCAATATACACATGCGTTCTAATAGAAGAAACAGCTTTCAAAACTAAATCTTTAACAAGCTCGAGAGACTCTTGTGTAGGTCTTGACCTCGGAAAATATCTTAAAGCTAGAAACCTTCCCATAGAACGATGGAGACGTTTTCCAGCTACAGAACGATGGAAGCGTTTAATTCCTAACATGTAGGTCCAACGATTTTTTCTCCAATTAGATTTAGTGATACTCGATCTTCTAAAATCTTTTAGCCTACGAACAGTTTTCTTCCTTCTTTTAACAAAAAGTTCAAACAAGTCAGCAGGGATCTCGTCTGCACTCTTTTCAATGAGATCTAACTCCCCCATTTCAGAAAGAAAACTATACCGATCTATTTCTTCTTTGAATTTCACTAAACTTCCCCTTTAAAACCTTAGATTACGAGTATGTTATAGGTGTGCTTAAGAGTTACTACCTAAGCCTATATAATGGTATACACTTTTCAAGTGCTCTTGTTATTTTTAGTATTTAACTGATTAACCTCACCTTCTAATATCGGAATGTCTAAAATAAATTTTCTAATCTTAAAAAGATTATCAAGTATTACACCAGCATCTTTTTTTGACAAAGTTATTTCATCACCCGGGCTAGATTTAACCTTCTCTAATAACTTACCCGTTTCATGATTCATCAAGACATTCAAGATAAAATGAGTCAAGTCCTCTTTTTGTCCTCTTGTTAGTTTTTTCATATCATCCATGACTTAAGAATCTCCTGTGCTCCACTCATCCGTTTTTGATTCTATCTGAAAACTTCTTATTAGTATCGACCTTTTTCCCCATGGCCTTTGCTCGATCAAGAACAGCCTTATCCACATCAGACATCTGATCTTTCTTCACAACAACAGGAAGTTTTCTTTTCTTACCCCCAACGGTAACAACCATTTTATTCAACGCCTCTTGAAAGGACTCATCAACTTCCCCAGCCGCTAACAAAACAGTCAAAGTGCTCTTATTCATCCAAGACAGATCAGTCAAATCAATAAAATCCTGCCCATTAACATCAAAAGTAGGACAGTCTACTGTGCTCAAGTCAACTGAAATCTGTTCATCATCTTCACTTACAACAGAAGCAATCGGACCTTCCTCTGGATTCACATAGAACCAGATTGTTACTTCATCTCCTTCAATGTCCCAAAAAGTAACTAAAGGACCTTCTGCTAAGTCTATATACGCAGAAACCTGAATGCTTTCGTACCCAAAAGAATTAAGTTTTGCTCTAAAAGCATCCTCAATTGCTTTAGTAGTTAAACCCCCATAGCTTGTCAAAGGAACAAACTCTGTTAACTTCTTCACTAACTCGTCAGCTCGGCTCATCATATGCCTCCAAAACCCCTGATTAAAATTTACTTAAGTTGCACTCATCTGTCCCAAAATAACTCATCAAAAACTTTATCCGGATCTAAAAAACCAACAACCACGCCATTAATACTTATATCAACATGAGCCCCCAGTAATTCATCCCTTGCGTAATCTTTACTCACCTGATTGAGATCTTTATAATCCTTCATCTTAGAACCTTTTGGAGAAATACGAAAAGACACCCTAACTTTTCTACCTTCTCCTACCCTCTTCAAAAGCTCTGCTGCCTTGCCCATTTTTTACCCCTTTTTCTTTAGTTTTATAACTGGAAAGGACCAACCCCTAGCAGGATTTTCATTCCAACCTACTGCATACCCATTCATTAACTCAACCCAATAAAAAACAAATTTCTCTTTTCCGGGCCAAGCCTTAGGAAAATTATTTTCTAGACCCCCATGTTCTTTTTTAACAACTACATCCCTAAACTTATAGGCTCTAGTGTCATCATACTCCCCTGCCCAAAATTCCTTAGGCATGGCATCTTTAAGAGTTTTCCTTTCTTCGGAAAACAAACTGATGACTTCTTCGGCTTTAATCATTTCATATCACCTTTCTTCACAATGAACAAATCCTTTGTCTCCATACTCTTAACAACTATATGAGTCTCAGGCTTTTCTTCATCAGTATCAACAAGTATATACTCCCCTGGAGGAATATCAACCTTCTTTTGGTTTACAAAAGTTAAACCTTTGATTTTCTTACTCAGCTTAAGTTTCTTGGGTGCCTCAGATAAAGTGCCCAAAATTTCTAGTATACCACTTGCCCTGCTCATTTTCTCTCCTCCTAATCTAATTGTCTAACAAAACTAAGTGCATGTTCCCTTAAAGTATCATCAACTATCCCCGAAAGAGCTCCCAAAGCTGCAAGTTTACCAAGAGCCTTCCACTTATCATTATCAGAAGACTCAGCACTTCGTAAGACTCTATTGCCCTGAATAATAAGTCTGAGGACTCTTTGATCTATTCTACTTGATTGCCTCTTTGCAGCTTCTAAGATTTTTAGGTCTCCCTCTTTTTCTCGACCCTCCCTCTTTTTTCTAGCCATCTTTACAAAGCCTCCTCTTCTTCCTCGTCCCCTTCAGGTTCTTCTGGCTCTTTTCCACTATCGTCGCCTTTAACCTTAATAAAGTTGAACTCATTACCAAATATGCTCATCTGCTTATACATCCAAGCTCTGAATTTCTCAACATCGACAACATCCTTCAACTTTTCATCCTCTAACAACTCACCAACTAACCTTTGAACATTCCCTATAATATTAATAGAAGCATCAAAGATTTCGACCTTGTCAAGTTCTCCAACCTCCACCAAAACATTCCTAAAGTCTACTAGTATATCTTTAGGTACAACCGTAAAAGACTTATTGATTAAATGAGACAAAGCTATCTGCTTTAATCCCATAGCAATAGAAGTCTGAATTGATTTTAATTGTCTAACATACCTACCATACCTTTTCAGTAAATCCCCTCTACTTTCGTTGCTCTCAAAAAGTAACTCATAAGGATAACCTATAGAAGTACATATTACTTTCCTCGTATCTTCTACTCTATCCCCTAAAGCTTCAATTGATCTATCTTCCTTCGCATCAGATAATGACTGCAAATCTCCTTTGTCTCCAAAAATAGGTAGGACCCTAATCGACCCAGCAACACTTGCAACATCAGATACTGCAAAATCATTTGTGTTTCTATCTAAACCTATTTTTTTATTCAAATACTTTTCATACTTCTTAGCTGCTGCAAACCCATCCTTCGCAGGGGTTCCTGGTGGCATTCTAACCCCCACAAGATTCCCTTTCAAAATATCATTTAATTTCTTTGTGGGAATCAACATCTCTATGAGCATTAATTCCTTTATTTTAGACAAAACGCCATAGAACACTGACCTACCAATTCTTACATATGAAGGAAGTTGGCCCCCTCCAAAGTCTTCAGGCATAGTAGGTGGAGTCTTTTTCTTACCAAACTCCTCTTTTACATTTATTCTTAATCTATTCTTGTTAATTGAAAAATGAGCGTATTCATAGGGCCTTTTAGCCACAAGATCTCTCGATTCCTGAGCAAGAAAAAGCAGGGGTATTCCCCTTCTGTAATACGCAACTACTGCAGCTTGATCGACATCGTCAACAATATCAACTAGACCTATGCCTGGCTCAATCACATTCCTCAGAATATGCTCCCCTTGTCTTAAAAGGTCTAGTATAAAATCTCCTATGATCTGATCAAAATCGAACTTCTCTTGTAGAATTCTTAACTCAGCATCGATATCTTTTCTAGGTGAACTTAACTCCACAATATCACCAGTAGTAATATCTGGAGTCAATGCATCATCTGCAATGCTTCTAGCAAGAGCATCAACAAGATAAAAACCTTTTATCTTATCCATCTCTCGAAGAAACAATTTACGAGAATTAACAACCTCCGAGTAGACTGAAAACCAGGCTTGTGCAACACCTGTGTCATTCACTAAATCTCTAAGACTCCAAGTACCCTCCTGATCCCCTTCTACTTTCTTTCCCCCTCCAAGTCCTGGGAACCTACTTAACTTTGAAAAAAGTCCAGACATATTTCTCCTTTTGAATGACGAACTAAACTACATGAACCTCATAAGCCCTGGCCCCAAAAATCTGTTCATATTCATTCAATGCTGACTCTTGTTCTATTATCCTAAAAAATTCATCGTGAGCATCCATTGCCCCATAATATTTTTCTATGTTTAGAAATGCTGAATACACTGAACCACAAACAGCATCTGAAGCGTCCTTGCTCCCATCCTCCTGCTTAAGTAAGTTCTCTTCATCGTCTACTTTCTGAGGGTGGTCAATCTTTTCCCCTAAGTCAAGTAAATTCTTTAACTCACTTCTTAGAATTGGATGCTGTACCCCACTATACCTACCTTCCAAAACTACAGATTTGAAATAATCATAACGTGACCTAGGGTGGTCCACAGACATTATACTAGCATCAAAATGTAACAACCAAAGATCCTGCTTTAAATTCTCAGATTGATAACCGTCAGCAGTTATCTTAACTATTGGTACACCTCTATCAGATAAATCTTTAATCAAATGTTTGATCTTATAAATCGGCACATCTTGTCCCGGTTTATTTTTAATTAACATAAGGAAATCTGTAGAAAATATAGGCTCCTTCGATTTTATTGTCTTCAAGGTGTTAGAGTCTCTTCTCTCAACAGTAACAAAACTTCTTATTCCTGACATAGCCAAACCTGCTCTGTCCCCTCTAAGTCCTAAATCAATATGAATAAACCTTGGGCATCTAATAGAAACAATATCTCGAAGATCAATATACTGAATCAAAGATTCCTCCTGATTGTAAAAATCTGTCACTACAACATGTTTACTAACAGGATTAGGCCTAATCAATGCTTCCTCTATCTTTTCTACTGACGGAAAAAACTTATGTATAGATGAAGTACTTTCCCCAGCTACATCCTGAAGGGATTTGTATATGTCATCTGAGAAATCCTGATAGTGTTCAACTGGTATATCCAAAATTCGTGCGTCCTCTAATCCTATAATCTGTTTTGCGTGTTCAACTATAAAAGGGTCTCTTAAATTGTCTCCAATAAAAACCTTGAAAGTTTTCCCACCATATTCCCATGTTTTTATATCCCAGATGGCATGATCAAAAACTCGAACCTTTGTATCATTCCTAACTTTCTTTATATGAGACTCAAGAAAAGCAGTTTCTTTCGACTTAGAGGAATCGAGCCACATCCTACCAGGTATTCTATTCAAAAATCTAGATTTTGCTCTCCTTTTCACATTAGTATAATTATTGTAAGCTTGCTGATTCCAAGAGGTCTGAAAGTTTAGCTCACTAAGAACACCTGCAACTATAGCTTGACCTAAGGTGTGTGTAAACCTTGAGCCCTCCCTAAAATCTATATTTTTCTGTAAAAGTGTTTTCCCACTATACTTCTTATTACTATATGGGGTTAGTATACTCCTAAAGTATGGAGAATCATTCATCCATTCATACAACTCATCAAACAGAATATTTTTAGCTGAAGCCAAAGTATTGGAGTATAAAGCAAAAAGTAACTTTGTAGCCTTGGTTAAGTTATAAAACAACTGAGGACTTTCTAAATAGCTAAGTCTAGCTGCATCGTAAAGTAACCCAATCTTAGATATGGTTGACTTACCTCCACCAATTGATCCTGTGACCACTATCTCGTTATAAGGAGAATAAAAAGGATTAGGATATATTTCCTTTAGTGCTTCTCGCCAAATAGGATAAATTATAGACTTATCTGTACGTGTGTTCCACAGAGCTTCCTTAAGATAGGTACTATTATCAATAAACTCCGTGATCGTTGGAGGTGTCTCATGATAACCAGACATTCGAGCTAAAGAATCCATTGTGGCTTTGACTCCATGAGCCGAAACCATCTGATTCAATAATTGATCTGAAGGATCTATTGTTTGTTGAGTTTGTGCCATCTACTACTTAGCCTCAATCGTCACTTTAAACTTTGTTTTCATATCAACAAGTTCCGGAAATCTAACCAACTTAAACAAAATATTCAACCCAGAGGAATCAGTGTATCTTGGATCAAATCCCTTTAAGATAATCTCATTACCTTCCCCCTGAATATTTATTAGCTTTAACCTCACTAACTCCTACCAGTAATGCTTTTGCTCGGCTCATTTTTTACCTCCTTACTTCTTATAGGCCTTATACGGTTTCCTGCCCTCGACGTAGTCAAAGTCAAACTTCTGCAAGAAGGAAACCTGGTCAGTAGCAACTTTTTCACCCGCTTTGTTTGTCAAGTTTATTTTCCCCCCAGAACCAAGAGGTACTATACTCCCAACAACCAGTTTAAAGTTGTCTGCCCATGCCTTGTCCTTAACTCCGGTAATCTTAATCTGTTTAGCTTGTTCATCCATTACACCTTTCATACTTGTTAAAATACTCTCTGCTCTTGTCATTTTCTGATACCCCCTAAATAATTTGTTTACTTCAAAATAACCAAACCATATTCCAAATCCAACTCATATGATTTGAGTTTATCAATCTCAATATCAAAAGTCTTCCCTTTCGTCATAGTTTTGATAAACTTCCTAGAAGGTGAAACACTTGAGACATTGTACTCTTGTCCTTTGTATGCAACTTTACCTTGTTCCTTAGCCACTTTAATAAGTCTCTTGACATCTGCAGGACTTGTTAAGGCTCTTTCATTAACCAAAACCTCTTGAAGAGATTGAAGGATCTCTTGTGCTCTACTCATCTCCTCTACATCAGCAAAGCTCAAAGGAGTATCACATTCTGGGCAGGATTTTGGATATCTCCCTTGGTACGAAGGAACTTTCAACCCACAAGAGGGGCAAGTATACCCTGAACTAGGTAGCTTTGCCATTACATTTTTCATCCCTGGAGTAACCTCTGACATTTTTAAACCTCCTTACTTAAAAAATGGTTCAAAAGAACCTATTTTACTTCCTTCTCTACCTGTAAATTGAATACCAATGTTTCCAGAAGGAAAACTATCTTGTTTGAAAAGAACATACTCCTCAATATTCCAAATATCGGCTTCCGTAAAAGGTTTCCCATCCTTCCTCTTTATCTTCACAGGAAAAGACACAAAAATATCATAATCCCCTGCTAACAACTTTTCCGGTTCGTCCACTATCTTGTCTAGATCCTTTTCAATGACATGATAAAACTTACGAAAGATTGCTTCATCTTCCCAATAGTTATCTACACCTCTTTTATAGGACATGGCAAGAAGCTCAAACAAGTCACCATCGGGCTTACTCAAAATCCACTTTGCTTTCTTCTTCAGGAGTTTTCTTTTTGTCTGACCTGGTTCCATCCAGATTTCGCCGGTGTCAGGATCAAACAGAGAACTTATGACTGTATCATCAAGTCCCAATCTATTAAGAAATTCAACAGCATCCTTTTTCTTAATAAAACTAGGGACCTTGACTTTTTTACCTCTCTTCTCAAGGAGAGAATTAATGACTTCTAATATCTCCTGTGCTTTGCTCATCTCAAACTCCTTATGTGTATGGTCCCCAGTGTTTTTCCTTCTTAAAAACGTGATCAATTATTTCTTCTGGCGTATATTCCGCCTTTTTCTTAGCTTTCAACTTCTTATAGTATTCTTTTTTAGGTAGATCCAAACCTATCGTTGGGTCATAAACCTTCTCACCTTTTTCGCACCAGGCATGATCAATATTTTTCCCTAATTGAATTGAGAAAACTTTGCCATGAACTACTTTACTCCCCTTGATATCTTTTGCTTTATTCCAAGCATTTTTAAAGCAGTCTGTCTTTCCCTCATTTCCGATCATACTTAGTATTTCTTTTGCTCGAATCATAACCAATCCTAACTGTAAATTTCCTGCATCAGATCCATTGCTCTCCCCGTCTCTCCAAACGCTTTTCGTAACTTAACATCTACAAGTTCGTCAGAGATTTCCAAACTCTCCTCAAGATGATTCTTAATCCTTTTGATTACAGTGTCTTCATTCTGCTTAAGGCAATAAACTCCAACCAAGAACTCTCTAAGTTGAGCAAAAGTAAAATCGTTAGTCTTGTCCACTAACTCATCTATCCTACTCTCTTCCTCATACAAAGCTAACTTGTGCTTCAAATATTCTCTACGACCAGAAGCAGGAGGATTTTTAATCTCCATCTTTCTATCAAACCTTCCTGACCGTAAAATCCTTGGAGGTAGTCTATCAATATAATTAGTAGTGGCTAAGAATAAAACATTATCCATTTGAGAATCACCATCAAAAAGTTCTAAAATGTCATGTTCACCGTATCGAATTATTTCATCCATGTCCTCAGTAATGACAAGAACTTTTCGTTCAGGCTCTACTTCACGAAACTGAGCCAGACCCTCAACAAGAGTACGAGCACTCTTGGCAATAAAAACAACATCCTTTCTCTTAACCATACTTTCCATAACTAACTTAAGTAAACAGCTCTTTCCTGCGCCTGGTGTTCCATGCAGAAGTACCCCCCTTTTATGTGTAAATCCCATCTTATTAAAACTGTCTTTAAGATCCCAAAACGTGTCGATCTCTTCTAGGATTTCATTGTAACGAGAGTCTTCGAATCGAAGGA